GCTGGTTCTAAGGTACGACGACGAAAGCTGCCTTATCCAAGGCAGCATGGTCGTTATGCCCAATTATCGACTGTGGGATCGGGGGATACTATCCTCGATTCCTATTTCGATACCAGCGGGTGGACTGGATCTCAGGTTACTGAGTCCTTTAGTCATCCCCAATGGATGGACCGTAAACACGGTCAGCCATTGGCAGATTATGGTGGCCCATTCATCACACAGAAATCCTTTGTCGACGGAAACGTCGCTCAGGTTCTTATGGATGATAAGCCGAGGGTTGCTGGCTATACATCTACCACCACTTATCGTGGTGCGATGTTTCCTTACAACCCAACCAAAATGTCGTATCCTTCGGGTTCTACTTCGGGCGTTTCTACGCTCGATACCCTTGGGGCTACGGCCGTTGCTAGGTGCAAACCTACCAACGCTGCTGCGGATCTCTCAGTCATGCTCGGAGAGCTCTTCAGTGAGGGTTTACCCAAACTGATTGGAGCTTCTTCGGGACGCTGGAAGGAGAGTACTCGCCTGGCGCGTAAAGCGTCAGGAGATGAGTATCTCAACCTCCAGTATGGCTGGGTACCCATCGCCAACGACATGAGCTCTTTAGCTTATGCCATTTATGCCGCTGATACTATTCTACGACAGTATGAGCGGGATTCTGGCGGTGTTGTACGCCGCAGGTATGACTTTCCATCAGATAACAGTTCGAGTTTCACACAGCTAGATACCTTTGCTACCCCCTATATTCTAGGTGGTGTAAGCGGGGATCTGCTGGATGGAACATCGTCTGCCCGGGGGCAGGTCTGGCGAGAGGATTCTTACTCTCGTCGGCAGTGGTTTACCGGAGCTTTTACGTACTATCTTCCGGATTCCTATTCTAGGAATTCGGAGATGGCGCGCATCGCTTTAGAAGCGAAAAAGCTCTTAGGTTTGTCACTGACTCCAGAAACTGTCTGGAACCTAACTCCGTGGAGCTGGATGGTCGATTGGTTTGCAAATGTCGGAGACGTTCTTTCGAACTTATCCGACACACTAACCGACCGTCTGGTTATGAGGTATGGGTACATGATGGAACACACTGTGAACCGTCGTACCTATTACTTCACTGGCCCTACTGGTGCGAAAACCAGAGGTGCCAGGCCGCTGCCTATTAACTTCGTTGTAGAATCGAAGGTTAGGCAACAGGCTAACCCCTATGGGTTCGGGCTGAACTGGAACGGTTTATCTAAGTTCCAGCTGTCCATACTTGGCGCTCTGGGTATAACCCGGAGCAAAAAGTGATGTACTAAACAGCGTTAAAACGCCAATGGGGGTCTAACCGGGCCCCTAGGAGTGATGCCCATGTCGTTTACCGATCCGCAAACCGTTACCATCTCGGCAGTCACGACTCCGTTGCCACGCGTAAGCGTTGGCGACGATCAGTCGGAATACCAGAGTGGTGACGGTCTCATCAAGCTGGTCGCTTCCCATAACTATGGGAAGCGTATCAGAAGGATGGTGCGAATCGACACTTCGAAGGTCTCCCCAGATCCGTTTAAGCCCACTCAGAACGTCAAACTATCGATGAGCAATTACATCGTATTTGACCTTCCCGAGGCGGGCTACACGGCTGCGGAGGCATTGGCAGTTTGGCAAGGGTTCAAGACCCAGCTGGCTGCCTCTTCGGACGCCCTGATCGTGAAGCTGCTTGGAGGCGAGTCTTAACAGACCACTCCGGCAGAACAGCGAAAGGAGGCGCTGCTATCGATAATCGGTCTCAACGTGACCTCGCCGAAAGGCGAGGAGCGTCAAGCCGACCACGTACTGTCCGTGGGGTAAGACCCTACGGCAGACGGCGTACTGATGCGGAGCCGTGGTCTTCGATCAAGAAATTGATCGTTGCAACCATGGTACTCTTTATCAACGCGCTCGTAATAGCGGGTGAATCTCTTCTATTGGCCCCTCATGGGTGCTTCTAGGAGAGATGTAAACTACACTAGTGTCTTTGTGGTGTATAAACCGCCCTACTCTCACGAGAGGGCGTTAATACAGATCACAATCCGTCCTGGACTTGTTCAGGACGATTCAGAACACATAGCTCTGCAGAACGTCTTGGCTGCTGTAAAGCAGCTTCAGAAGTCTGCATTGTAACGTGCCTGAATGCACTAGCGAAGGGCATCTGTCTGTTAATAAACAACTGGGTCTATCCCAGAAAGGAAGTATGTGATGAACACACTTTCCACTGGGCTAGATCAGCCCACGCTGGAAAGGATTGAGGCGGTGCCGGAATCAAAGATTCCGTTTATCATCTCAGCCCTTGAGCACCGGTTTAACGACCGTGTGACTCGGAACCCTAAGGCACTCCACATCCTGTTTGACTACATGGGTGTGGGTACCCGCGGGTACCTCCTGGGGTGGGTCCTTGCGCTTAAGGCCATTGGGGAGTTTCTCCCCAGTGATCTCGCGTAGGGATTTACTAACAGGTAGGTGCTTGTCTTGACGATTGGGCTACGGATCGCCAACCCCTTGATAAAAGGAGGTAGCGTGAAAAGCCTTACGTCACTCTGGTCCTGCACAGCTAATGAAATGGCTGTGCGATGCTGCACTAGCGCCACTCTCGACATAAAAACTGTCGAGAGTCGGTTCGAACACGAGGGGTTATGGTTTTTGGCCGTAACCCTGGCGAACTTTGGCAAAGCTACCAAAAAGTGGCTAAACCAAGGTTTCGTCGTCCCTTCGGACGTTCCTAGCTTCAAAATGAAGCCGGGACGTCGTACTGGTCTCCCCGAATTTCTTGGGGGTTTCCTTGGACGTGTGTTCGATCCAGTAAGTGGCACATTATTGACCAGTCCGGACATTGAAGCAATCTATGCTATCAATCAGTTAACTCTGATGTTTAGCAAGATCGCTCTCCCAGATCAGCCTCGAGAGAGGTTTGATCTTTCAGGCGGCCGCCGAAAGGTGGTCTCTGAAAAAAGAGAGCGTAAAGCGATGTCCGAATTTGTTCAATGTGAGCATGATGTTAAGGCAGCAGATGCTCGCTTGGATCCCTCTTATTTAGAGGATTTTAAGCGTATGTCCGCTATGCTTTTTGGTGACTTGTTTGCCAAAGTAGATAGAGATATCTACTGGGACAGACTTGTCCCCAAGCATGGTCCAGGCGCTGTTGCTGATAACCTTACCAGCAATGGTAAGTGGAATCAGCAAACCTGGACCGCGAGGCTCCAGTCGGTTTTACCGGCAGAGTCTTTCCTCATCCCGAATGTCAGCTTCAATGCTGAACTAAAGGATAAGCTTAACATCGTCGAACCCGGTTCGGAGATTCCTGTAAGGGTAATCACCGTTCCAAAAACGATTAAAACACCACGCATTATTGCGATAGAACCAACTGCCATGCAATTTGCACAGCAGGCAATTCTTCGCAGTTTACGTGACTCTCTTCTTGAGGATAGTTTCCTCACGGGAGTCATCGGAATCGACGATCAGGAACCCAATAGGGTTCTTGCTCGTTTGGGATCACTCAGCGGTGATCTCGCAACACTCGATTTGAGTGAGGCTTCCGATCGTGTTTCATTTCAGCATGTACGGGCTATGTTAGCTGACTTTCCCATGTTGCTTGGGGCGGTCGATGCTAGCAGATCCCGAAAGGCTGACGTACCGGGCCATGGCGTTATTCGCCTGGCTAAGTACGCGTCTATGGGTTCAGCTCTCTGCTTCCCCTTTGAAGCAATGGTCTTCTTGACCGTTATTTTCTTAGGGATCGAGCGGGAGCTTAATGTCCCACTGTCTAAGAGATCGCTTGTCAAGCGTTTCTCGAAGCAGGTGCGTGTCTTTGGGGATGATTTAATTGTCCCCAGAGATTTTGTGCTGTCCGTCTGCGATGAACTTGAGCTTTTTGGCTTCAAAGTTAACATCGACAAGTCTTTCTGGACCGGAAGGTACAGGGAGTCTTGTGGACGGGAGTATTACGACGGCAATGACGTTTCTATTGTCAAAGTCAATCGTGTACTTCCGACGAGACGGCAGGACGCTGATGGTGTTTTGGCTGCTGTTGCATTCCGAAACCAATGTTATTGGTCCGGTCTGTGGCAAACAGCCGCATGGATGGATGTCTACCTGAGGAAGTTGTTAAAACACTTCCCAGATGTAGCTCCAACCTCACCATTGTTGGGCAGGGAGACAGCTCTGGGCTATCAGTTCCAGAGACTAGATCCAAACACGCATAGCCCCCTAACTAAGGGCTACTACGTGCGTGCCAAACCTCCTCAAGATCTTCTTGAGGGGACTGGTGCCCTACACAAATGCCTCATGCGCAGGCCACCCCCAACTTTCCCATTAAGGAGAGTTGATATTGGTGGTCCGCTCATCGATGTTGCCAACATCGGTGATGAGTCACATTTGGAACGTTCTGGACGTCCCAAGCGCGTCAGCATCATGCTTGGATGGAAGCAGCCTTTTTAGGCTGCTGGGGTTTTAAACCTCGGGGGAGAGATTCACATCTCTCCACCTCCTTTTGACCAGACGTTAGTCTGATCACTTGGAGCG